TTATAGTCTGACCATGTAATCTCATATTGATTTCCTAAATAAAATATCTGTCCGTCATCATTCTTGTGATGAAAATGTCCACTATATACTCTCTCAAATCTTTTAACAATGCTTTTATCATATCCATTTGTCTGCACCATTGCATCATTCATTGCAAAATTATTTAAATCAAAATGCCCCATACAAATATCTGCTTCTGCTGTATTTAACAGTTCGAGTGTTTCGGCTTCATTCTCTGGATTAATCCATGGTACCATCAATATGTCTATATCACCAAAATTAGTAACTTTTGCTTCTTCATATATCCACGGCTCATTGACGCCATCGGAAGTTGTGCATAATTCCTTTATTGCATTTACTTTGTTTGTGTTACGGAAATAAATATCGTGATTGCCGATAAGGATATGGGTGTCGATTTTCTCGTCCCATAGTCGTTGTAAAAACTTGTGTCTAAAATTGTGTGCAATCCTAAAATTGATAAACTTTCTTCTATCTACAACATCGCCTAGATGAATGAGCGTTTTAATATTATGTTCCTTTAGATAAGGAAAAAATATCTCGTTGTAAAATTTGTGAAAATAATCATCAAAAATAAGACTATCATTCCTGGCACCGAAGTGGGTGTCATTCAATAATGCTATTTTCATACCTACCTTATAATATAATTACTTTTCTTCTCTACTATTTCTTCTCAAAAACTCTAACATTTGGCTTTGATATACTGTATCATCGCCTTCCAGCTGGTCCATCATTTGCTCTTCACCGAAATTAGCAATCATCTTTTGTTTAACTTGTTGTTGCTTTTTCTCTTTTTGAATCCTACGAATAAACGCATAATATATAATCTGTGTAAAATATGCAAATGGATTCTTACTCTTTGCTGGGTCGAAGTTGTCCATATATTGTAGACAATTCTCTATACCATCTGAAATCATATCATCTCTGTAAGTATAGTTTATAAAATTAGGTCGATATGATAAGTGATTTGCAATCTTTAAATAACATTCACCTATATAATTAGTAACTTGAGGTCGTTTCTGACCTTCTTCTTCGGCCTTAATTCTTAACTCACGATATTCAGTCATCGCTATCAAAAACTTCTTGTTGTCTACATAATGAGGTTTCTGTTTTGGTTTTACTTTTTCTTCTTCTGCCATATTATAATCCTTTCATAAGATTTTTTAATGTTTCATTCATTATACTATATTTGTAAAGGGTTGTCAAGCATATACTAAAAATAAGTTTTTTTGGAATAATCGCTTGACAAGCTCTAAAAAGTAGTGTATAATCGCATATGTAGATGCGGTGAGAGAAACAGATTGGCTCTAGGACCTAGAGCTCTTTTTTAATGAACAGTTTTTGATTCTATTGTGTGGCCACCAATCATATCGTGTGGTTCATCATCTCTCATAAATTCTGAATCCATTTCTTCAGCAATATCTAATATTCTATCAATATCTTCTGGTGTTAAAGGTGGTCTAGTTCTTAGAGAATCGGTTTGCATTTTATTTAACACAACCTCATAAAAATGTGCTAATTCAACAGTTGCTAAAGATATAACAACAACTTTGTCTTTTGTAACAATGAATTCTTTATCACTAGTGAATGGAATCCATTTTGATAATGTTGTATCTTCTTTCAAACCAAACTCCGTCATACGAGGAATTGTTGTCAGTTCTAACGGATTTTCAATTCTCATATTATTGTCGTCAACAGAAATAGTTCCCATTACTAGACTTCCGTCCATCAACTTAGCTATTCTGTAATCAGTTGGATGATTTGGTTCGTTTATTGTTTCCATACTACTATTTATCTATTCCTTCAACTGTATATTGTGTATTTCGTAATCAAATTCTTCTTCTGTATAAATGTTAATTCTTTCTTGAAAATGTTTTAATGTAAAGTTTTCTTTTGATTTATATGTCAAATCGTCTGCTATGTCATATAAAGAGGCATTAATTTTGTTATCTCCTAGTCTTAATCCACGACCAATAGATTGTAAATTTCTTATTCTACTTTTAGATGGACTAGCAAATACAATATTATGTAGATTTTTAATATTAATACCAGTAGAAAATGTTCCATAACTTGCAACAATAATAGCATTGCTTTCTTTTTCTACTATACCTCTTATTGATTCTCTTTCATCTGCCTCTACTCCACCAAAAATGTAAAAAACTTTTCGATTATCGCCAGCCTTTTCTTTTATTATTTCATATAAATTTTTACCATGTTTCTCTACTAACTGAAACAAAACTAAAGTGTTGCCTTTCAATTTAAGTGATAGATTGCGAATAAAAGTCTGTCTTGATTTACTACTAACAAGATAATCAATCTCATCTTGATACTTTCCTTTTGAAACTATTTTAGAATTTTCTTCGGTGTGTTTCAAAATTAAACAACGAACAGCAAGATTAGATAACTGTTTTTTATCCATAAGTTTTCTAGTTGATGTAACTTTATTAACAGCACCAAACAATCCTTCTAACACAAGTTTATGAGTTAAGGCGCCGTCTAATGTGCCTGTCAATCCGATACGATATTTACAATCAATCAATTTAGTCATTATTTCAGTTAATGATTTTGCTTTAAATAGATGTGCTTCATCACCAAACACAACACCAAACTGGTCAAAATATTCTTGTGGCAATCTATGTAAACTTTGCCATGTTGAAATCAAAACTTTCTTGTCAGTAACATTAGAATATCCACTATACAATCTATGACAATTGTTTTCTACATTCCATCCGTACGATTTAAAATCAGTATACATTTGTTCTACTAATGAAGTTGTCGGAACAATTAATAGACATCTATTCTTTGGTTCATCTTTTAATAAATGAGTATAGTATCGAATAAGTGCATAAATGATAAAAGATTTACCACTTGCAGTCGGACTTAATAATAGTGTTCTATTAAATCTTAAACTATGGTGAATAGCATCTACTTGATAATCTCTGACCTTAAAAGATTGACCCAGACTGTTTGCAAATTTTTCAACAATATTTTTATCTACTTTGTTGTCTATTTCTACATCTTCACCACAAACAATATTGTAACCACGCTCTTCTGCGAAGGCTTTAATGTATGGGAACAATCCAAAATAGATTTCTTTATACTTCTGAGAGAATAATCTTATCTTACCATCCCACATACGATTGCGAAATGCCGGCATGAATTTATAACCTGGAACATAAAAAGTAAAAAATTCTGAAATCTCACGCTGAATATTCGGTTCACATTCAATCGTAAGATATACTTCGTCTTTCTTTTCTATAACTAAAGTATCCATGTCATTACGCTAAATCTTTTTCCTTCTGTTACTTCTTTGACTTCGTGTGGGTACATAAAGTTAGATGGAAAAACTACAGCAGAACCTTGTATCTTCTCTATATATTTGTCGCCACAAAGAACAAACTCACCACCTTCATAATCATCATTTAAAAATATTAAAGATGTGAGATGTGGATATCCTTGTTTCTGTCCATGACTATGATGTATGTTGTCTATATGACTTTGCATAAAACCGCCTTCTTTATAACGATTCATTCTAAAGTTAGTATATTCTAGTATTTTAATTTTATCGTGAACGCTAGTGTAATCGTTTACACAATATTCAAATGATTTTTTAAGTTCTTTATAGTATGGCGCCTCAGATTTAATCCAATATTCGTCCATCGAAACCCGTGAAGTTCCAGTATTTTTATATGCAGTTGAAAATGTAGATTGTCGCCATTCTGCTGTTGTATCATAACGATTGATTATCCATTCACAAGTTTTTTTATCCATAACATCTGGATAGAAAAAGATATAATCAGAAATCTGCTGATTGGAATTCATGGTGTTCTCCTACTTGTCCTTTCAATTGAATATTCCAGGCTATGCTTATGCGATTAGCTGTTGACTTGTTTGGTTTAACATAATGAGGCAACCAAGATGGAAAAAATATTGCTCTATTTTGTTTAGAAGCATAACTTAACAAACTTGCATTTGCTATTATTGATTCTTTTATTTTAGGTAAAATAACATCTGCGGCCGGTCGAGGGTCTCGAAACATTATACTAGAACCTTGGTCATATGAATGTAAATACCATACTCCACTTAAAAAATTATTTGAATGTGTATGGGCAGGATGATTCTCACCACTTTTCAACACAGTTGCCCACATATCAGTTATTACAATATCTTCGACATCATATTTTAATTCATCTAATATTTCTTTGCTAGTCGATATAACTAATTCTGCAAATTCTTTAAACTCTTTTTGCTTGTGTAAATCAGCAGATTTTGTTTGCCATCTATCATCATAATCTCTATTCACCCATAAATCGGATATATATTTTTTCATTGATGTAATATCAGACTTGTAAAAATCTTCTATTAAAAATAGATTTGTTGGAAATATTAATTGATGTTCCATTATTATATTGCACCACTAGTGAATTTCTTCCAGTCAATAGCGTTTTTGATTATAAAATTTCGAGTGTTTATGCTTCGCAATACTTGTTCAAGATAACTTACTACTTGTTTTAAATATGCTTCTTTTTGGTCTGCCCGTTGCAATTCTTCATCTGAATCCATATAAATGTGAACATCTGCCTTTAGTATTTTAAGGTCAAATGGTTTCTCTTTATATACTGATGCATCAGCTTTACCTGTGTAGTATTCCCATTTCTGTCTTTTAAGAACCCTATATTCGTACTCTGATTTCTTTAATAATAAAGAAAACTTATTGTAATGTTGTAGGTATTTGTTGTGAAGTAGGGGTATTTTGATTGATTCTGTATCTAATTCGGTGTCATCTATTTTTAAATCTCTGTCAACCGACTGTTGTAATTCTTCTAGTGTCATAATCTATTCGCCTTTTTGAAGTGTATTAAAAGATATTGATATTCTTTCTTCAGTTTTATTTAAGTTTGGTTCTACATGGTGTTTTAACCAACCAGGAAATAAGTATAAACTATTTTCAACAGCAGGTTTCCACCAAGATGGAGAATTATATTCATTAAATTCTCCAGAAGGTTTTGGAAAATAATAATCTAAAACATCTATCGCAGGATGTTCAAATGTAATAT